GGTGAATTGAAAAGAATTATGTCTCTACCAGATGATTTCAAACTTACAGGTAAGTGGAATCAAAAAGCAGAACGGATTGGTAGAATGGTGCCTCCTTTGATGATGAAGGCGATTGCATCTTCCGTTTATGATAAAGTAATTAAATTATATAAGGATATTGATAATGGCTGATTTTACATTTGCACATAGAGAAGAAGGTTTTGATGAACATATTGAAAAAAGTATTCGTGGATATGGACATCTCTTAGAAGATGTTATTTCATTTTCACGTTATTTTGTTGAAGATGAAACTAACGTATATGACCTTGGTTGCTCTACTGGAAAGATGACACAACGATTAATCGAAGCCAACTATGACCATTGCACTGATGCAAGTTGGTATGGTATTGAGATTGCAGATGGGTTTCAAGATGACCTTGAAAAACGCAAAGAAGATATTCACAAATTTGATCCAAACGCTTGGGTGTACTTTGAACACGAAGATATTAGAGAGACATACATTCACAGTGCATCTCTTGTTACATCTATCTTTACTTTACAATTTATGCCCAAGAGAGATAGACAAGGTGTAATTGAAAACATTTATACAGGACTAAATGAAGGTGGTGCGTTTATATTCTCAGAAAAAACAATCTGTGAAAATGCAAACTTTCAAGATATGTTAACATTTAATTACTATGACTATAAAAGAAAGTCTTTTGATACAGAAGATATCATGGATAAAGAAAGAACCTTGCGACATATGATGAAACCTAATACATGGGAAGAAATTACTGAAATGCTTTATGATGCAGGCTTCAAAGATGTTCAACCATTTTGGAGAAATCATGCATTTGTTGGTGCAATCGCAATAAAGTAAGGAATAAAAATATGGAAACGTATATTAGGAGATATGATAATGTAATCTCCACAGAGTTATGTGATAGCTTAATTAAAAAGTTTGAAGATAGTCCCAATCAGTATGAAAAACATCAACAAGGACAAATGTCCTTTACACAAATCAATTTATTAAAACATAAAGATTGGGTAGAAGACTCTATTGGTATTGCAAACGCACTTATGGGTCAAGTTACACAGTACAGAAAAGACTGTAATATAATTGGTAATATGTGGCCTGAAAAATTCAGTCTTGAACCACTACGAATGAAAAGATATCTACCAGATGGCACAGATCAATTTGGTGATCATGTCGATGTTAACAGTCACGAATCAGCAAGAAGATTTCTGGTATTTTTTTTATACCTAGATGATAATGAAAAAGGAAGTACTTCATTTCCACAACATGACATTTCATCAGCTTGCAAAAAAGGTTCAGTTTTGATCTTTCCTCCACTTTGGCCCTGGCTTCATGCTGGTGAAAAACCAATAAATAAACCAAAATTCATTTTAGGGAGCTATTTACTTTATGTCTAATGAGTTTGTAAAAATATATCATAATGCCGTATCAGATACTTTCTGTGACAAATTAATACAACAGTATGAAGATAATCCACAACAGTATTATCATCAAGATAGAAAGAATGAAGCTCGTAATTGGAAAATGTCTTTTAGTCAAATCCACTTACAGGAACACGGTATATGGAAAAATGATGTTGCACATCTAATGGACACATATAAGACGTATTTAAAACAATACAGAGAAGATTGTAATATCACAGATAATATGTGGCCTTTAAGTCATACATATGAGTCTATACGCATGAAACGATATTTACCTAACGATAAGGATATGTTTGGTTCTCATGTTGATGTGACAGATTATAATACTGCAAGAAGATTTTTAGTTTTTTTCCTCTACCTAGATAATAACGAAGCAGGACAAACAACTTTTGAAAGAACAGGCTTTAGTTCATCTTGCAAAAAAGGTTCTTTACTCATGTTTCCACCGTTTTGGACACATCCTCATGCTGGTGAAAAACCAATAAATAAACCAAAATTCATTGTAGGGAGCTATTTACGCTATGACTAAACTTTTAAATTCTGAAGGAAAACCAATTAAAAAAGAGGTTGATCCATCACAACTACCAACAACTGAACAAATACTAAAAGATCCAATTACAAAAAAGTTTGTGTTCTTAAATAGTAAAGATCACCCAGACCAAACTTGTATTGGTCTTACTGATGAGACAGATTATCATGGTGTGATATATAAGTACGGCCAAGTAACAATTCCTGATGAAACTCAATTAGAAGACAATCAACACTTGCGTTTAAAGTTTAAATATGATATACTAGATAATAATGGAATCCCCAAAGAAAAATTTGGAGATGCATTTTTTAAATTAATCGGTGATATACTTTACCATATCATCATAACTCAATCGGAGCAAAATAGTGAACACCCAGACAATAGAACGCACAACCCTGAGCAATCTAGTATCCAATGAGAATTATTGTAGAAAGGTACTGCCATTTATCAAGGCTGATTATTTTGATGTAAAAGAAGAAAGAATTGTATTTGAAGAAATACATAACTTTGTTGACAAGTATAGTAAAGTTCCAACTAAGATTTCCTTGGAGATTGAGGTTGAGAGTCGAAAAGACTTAACTGAAATAGAACATTCCAAAATTGTAGAAATCATTAAGACATTAGATAGTACTGATGTAGATTTCGATTGGTTAGTAGACACTACTGAAAAGTTCTGTAAAGACAAAGCAATCTATAATGCAGTCGTTGAAGGTATTTCAATTATTGATGGTAGAGACAAGAAAAGAGCTCCCGATGCAATTCCCGATATATTGCGAGATGCGTTGGCTGTTTCTTTTGACAATGCTGTTGGTCACGATTATCTGGCAGATTCAGATAGTAGGTTCGACTACTATCACAGAATCGAAGAACGTGTGCCTTTTGACCTAGAGTTCTTTAACAAGATCACTAATGGTGGATTACCCAACAAAACTCTGAATATTGCACTTGCTGGTACAGGTGTTGGTAAATCTTTGTTCATGTGTCATATGGCTGCAAGTTCATTATCAGAGGGTAAAAACGTACTGTACATAACCTTAGAGATGGCTGAGGAACGCATTGCAGAACGTATTGATGCAAACCTAATGAATATTACTATGGACGACTTGCATGATCTGCCTAAGAAGATGTTTGATGATAAGATTGCAAAAATCACAAAGAAAACGTCTGGTGCTCTTATAGTTAAGGAATATCCTACTGCATCTGCTCACTCTGCACATTTTCGTGGATTGATTAAAGAACTTGCAATCAAGAAGTCTTTTAAACCAGATATCATTTTTATTGATTATTTGAACATCTGTGCTTCAAGTCGATTCAAAGGAGTTCAGAACGCTAACTCTTACACAATAGTTAAGTCTATTGCAGAAGAACTTAGAGGTTTGGCTGTAGAATGTAATGTTCCTATTATGTCTGCAACTCAAACAACAAGGTCTGGTTTTGCATCTTCAGATGTAGACTTGACAGATACTTCAGAATCATTTGGACTTCCAGCAACTGCTGACTTTATGTTTGCTCTTATTAGTAATGAAGAACTAGATGCACTTAATCAAATTGTTGTAAAACAACTTAAAAATAGATACAATGATCCCACTATAAATAAAAGGTTCGTATTAGGTATTGACAGAAGTAAAATGAGACTGTATGATGTAGATAATACACAACAGAATGGTTTGGTTGATTCGGGGCAGTTTACTCCAAATTCACAAACTAAAGCTACTAATCAAGTTGTAGACAAATATGATGATTTTGTGTTTTAGGCCTTGACAAACCCCAATTCTTCTGTTATATAAATAATATAAAGTATATTTAAATGGAGCTATTGATATGTCATTACGAAATTATGTTCGTCAAGTTAGACCTATTCAAGAAAATTACCTTGCACCTGTAAATAGTGTTCAGAATTTATTTACTGAAGTTATTGGAAAATTACCACAAGAAAAACAAATTGATGTGGACTCATTAGTTAGTGCCGAAGATTCAACTGTTGCAACTGAAATGTATGAAGCTGCAGGAGTAATAGTTGGTATTGCTGGTTTAAAATTGTCTAGTCAAAAAATATCTTCTGTTATGAGTAATAGTGAATTTAGTCCAACAGCAAAAAAATGGATTGAAAATTTTCTTAAAGTACATCCTAATAAAGAAGCACTTGATGCTCTTTTAAATTGGATAATATTAATTGGTGGAGCAGTTGCAGACATTCATGGTGGTGTTTTTAAAGATTTTATTCACAAAAATATAAAACAATATTATGATAATTCTCCCATTACATTTCAAATTCCAACTGGAGAGAAAGCTAATACGGCAGATGTTGTTTTTGTAACAAATGGTAAGAGTTCTATCTTACTTGATACATTTAAACAAATTTCAGCATTATCAGATAAAGACCAAACATTAAGAGTAAAAACTGACAAAAAAGGTTTAGTTACTTTATTAGATAAAAAGGGAAAAGAAATAGTTTCTTTTTATCAAATTTCTTTGAAGAAAGCTTTTGAGAAAGCTAGAATAGGTCGAGCC